CGGAGTTGCTCCAGAAGGATCATTCAATGCGGCTGAATCAGCTGATCTTTTTGAGATATTTAAAAAGACTTATGTTGAGACAAGACAAAAAAGAATTGAATGGATTCTTAATTACATGGTTAAGCTGTCCGGAGATACTGGAGTTGTTAAATTAAAAGACGTTACACCAATCGGAGTTGCTGAGACTGCTCCAGTTGCTGCACCAAGTACAGATACATTACAACCAACAGCAGATGCACCAGTGGATGTTGCTAAGAGTGCATTGAATGGTGCTCAGATTTCATCACTTATTGATGTTGTCGCTAAGATTAAGGAAGGAATATTAACTCCAGATTCTGCATTGCAAGTTGTGTTGGCATCCTTCCCAACCATTGATGAGATACAGGCTCGTAAAATTGTAGGATTGGATTCAGCTCCACAACAGATGTCATCTTGCAAGCATGAGCATACATTCTCAGATGATGAGATTGGATATTTTGCACAATATGGTGATTCAGCTCATGAATACGATGTGATTGCAACCTTTCCAATAGCATGGGATACTCCATCAGCTGATGTGTTCTCTAAGCAAGATCAGTTATTTGCAACCATTGGTGAGATTTCAGCAGAGCTTAATGACTTTGACAAGAACGTATTAAAGATGCTTGGTGATGGTGAAGACTCAAATGCTATTGCCAAGGCATTGAACACTAATATTGAGGAAATAGCTAAGTCAATGGCTAAGCTTATGAGATGGGAAGTGATTACCAAGGGAGAGATTACTGATCTTGGTAAGTCATTGGTAAGACAGGAAGATATTCCAATTGAAAGATTCGAGGTAAGATATGGATACAGGACCAGACTTGATGTACCACCAGCAAAGAGTGGCTCAAGACAATTCTGCGAGAGATTACTTGGCCTCAATAGATTATATACCAAGGATGAGATTAACACTATCTCTGGACGAGTTGATAGAGATGTATGGAAATATAGAGGTGGATGGTACTCCTTTCCAAAGGACGATCCAAGATACCCAGCTCGCACACCATGGTGCAGACATGAATGGATTCAGCAATTAGTTGTAAAAAGATAAGATATGAACTACCTACTTTCAGTGGAGAATCTTAAAAAATTAGGACTCATCCACAGCAATACAGATACAAAACTCTTAGCAGTGGCTATCAAGAGAAGTCAAGACATGTATATTCAGCCAGCTCTTGGAACTCCTTTATATAAGGCATTGCTTGATAGAGTTGAGACAAATACATGGACTCAAGACTACCTTGACTTGATGAATGATTATGTTGTGCCTTGCTTGGTTGCATTCGTTGATTACAGAGCAGCATTACTCTTGAATGAGAAGTTAACTAATAAGACAACAGGAAGAGTGCAAGATGAAAATATTCAAGCCAATTCTCTTGCTGATGTTAATGAGCTTAGAGATCAGTTAAGAAAGGATGCGTACTTTTACAAAGAGAGGTTGGTTGGATTCCTTATGGATGATCAAGCGGTGAAATATCCAGAATATTGTGATATGTGTTCTGATCATTGCAATGAGTATGTAAAAAAAGATAAGACTGGATACAGGCCTTTAAATTGGATACAATGAAATTCTCAAAGAAACAGATTGATAAATTAAAAGCATATCTTAGTAAGCATGGAAAAGACGTTAAACCAGCTAATGAAAGAGCTGGAGATAATAGCAACAGAGCACAGGCAAATCAACGAGTTCTTCCAAGGTGATTTCCTGGATGCTATCTCCAGAGATGCTGCACAATATCCATTGATGGTTGTAACATTACAGCCTGGATCTATGACTGATCAAGCTGTTAATGTGAATATGATTATCACTATTTGCGACAAGTATAATCTTCAGGAGTACAGACAAGTAAATGAGATTCATTCTGATTGCTTGAGCATCTGTAATGACATAAGAATCACATTCAAGCAATGGAGATTTGAAGAATTCATGGATATTAATGGAGATATTGCAACACAACCATTCATTAATCGTGGGCCAGATGTTACAGCTGGATGGACAATGTCAGTAAATGTATCAATCTATGACTACAATGATTGGTGTTCAATTCCTTATGATAACTATGACTTTGAGAATGGCAATCCTCCAGCTGGTAATTGTGGTGATTTAACCACTACCTATGAGGTATATGTTAATGGAACTCTTGAGGATACCTTCTCACAAAATACAACAACCAATAATACAATCAACATCAACGTATAATGGCAACAACTACTATCAATGTAACAGCACAGGCTTATGATACTGTACAGAATGAAGGATCTAATCTGACTCAAAGGTCAACCATTGACTTTGTCGGAGCTGGAGTGACAGCTGCTGATAATGGAAGCAAGACAACAGTCTCCATTCCTGGTCCTGTTGCAACAACTAATTATGGTCTCTTTGCTCAGACTGCCAATAGTACACCAATTACCAACACAACAACTGAGACATCTCTAATAAATGGAGGAGTTGGGACATTAACGGTTCCAGCAAATGGTTTTACAGTTGGAGATTCTTTTACAGCAGTGATGGCTGGCATCTTAAATGCTGCAAATAATCAGACAATCAGGATAAGAGTCAAGGCTGGCTCTGTTGTATTGCTTGATAGTGGAGTTCAATCCATTACAAATATCACAAATGATGTATTTTCTTTGAATGTAGATTTCACAATCAGAGCTATTGGAGCAGCTGGTGTTGCATCAATTGTCTCATTAGGTACCTTTCATTATGTCAAGACAACAAATGCATCAACACAAGGCTTTGCATTCAATACAGTGAACTCAACAACATTTGATACAACCATAAGCAACACCTTATCAATAACAGTACAATGGGGAGCTGCCAATGCTGGTAACTCAATTTATTCTGACATCTTCACGCTAAGTAAAACATATTAGCATAATAAGTATGAAGCACATATTACAGGAGATTGGATTTAATATAGGGATTAGCGTGGCTGGTTTCTTTGGATCTTTGATATTGATAGGTAAAAAGCAGAAGAGTAATCTTAAGACTACTTTCTTTGCTATCATTACAGGGGTGGCAAGTGCTAATTATATAACTCCTATAATTATAGATATCATAAGATTGTCAGATAAATATGAGATGAGTGTGGCTTTTATCCTTGGATTCTTAGGCGTAAAAGGTGTTGAGTTTATAAGTGATTATTTAATTCAAAAGGCTGAGAAAAATGGAAGCAATAAAGATAATCAATAACATATCGGACTTAATCATTGCAATTAGTCTGGTGTTCTTCTTGTATTTTGTGTATCAAGAAAATGGAACCATTCAGAAGCTTAGTTATCTGGAGCGTGGATTCGTAAGGGTAGCTCTTTCATTAGGTGCATCAGGATCATTATATGATGCTTTGACTTGCTCAAATAATGCGTCAGTATTAATACATGTAAGCTTTGCCATGATTTTCTGTTGGGCAGCTTATTTTCATTACAAATATTTTATAAAAAAATGAGCTACGATTGGCTAAAAAAAGAGACAGGTCCAAAGATATTAGTTGAGGCTGTCAAGCATATTGGAACTAAGGAGATTGTTGGTAAGGCACACAATAAAAAAATCTTAGAATGGGCAGAAGCTCTTGGACTTAAATCAGTATATACCAATGATGAGATTCCTTGGTGTGGTTTATTCGTTGCTTACTGTTGTCATGCTGCTGGTCTTGATGTGGTTAAGGCTCCATTGTGGGCATTGAACTGGAATAAGTATGGAAATGTTGCTCAAGTTCCAATGCTTGGTGATGTATTAACATTCACCAGGAATGGAGGAGGTCATGTTGGGATCTATGTTGGTGAAGACAAGACTCATTACCATGTGCTTGGTGGTAACCAAAATAATTCAGTTAGCATATCTCGCATTGAGAAGTCAAGACTTAGTCAAGCAAGAAGGACAGCATGGAAGATTGCACAGCCAGCCAATGTAAGAGTGGTGCATCTTGAGGCTAAAGGAATAGTAACAACAAATGAAGCATAATGAAGAAGCCAGGAAGACCAAAAAAGAATCTAAACATAAACATTGACACAAAAAAAGTGGATGTTAAGATAACGCGAAAAGATGGCGTTACAGACGTTCAAGTTGATACACCTAAGGTAGATGTTGATATTCATAAAGAAGATGGAAATAACAGCGTTAAAATCGATTCTGAGCCAATTGATGTAGTGATTGATAAAGGTGAGGTTAAGGTTGATGTTAATGAGCAATCAGGACTGCTTGGAAAGATTGCAAATTTTTTGCTAAAAAGAAAATAATACTTATATTTGCTTACCATATCTGTTTTAGGTTAGACCGCTAAGAGCCATTGATTAATTTCAGTGGCTTTTTTTATTCTTGTAATTGTTAAAAAATGTTAAAATTATTTCAGATATGAAAAAAGATATTAACTTTGTTTCATAATCAATTAACAAAAACAGATATGAAAAGATTTTTACCAGCCAATGCAGAACAGCAAGATGCCTTGATCTGCTTAATCCTGATCCCAGTGATGTTAGTATTAACCATTTTAGCAGCAACATTATGAGTACAGCCTATTACGAATACTGGTGGACAAGGAAGTCAGGAAGATTCAATACTGATTTATTTAATAATTTTTTAAGAGCAAAAAGAGATGCAGAATTTCAAAGTAACTTACAAAGTCAAGGATGTCAAGTGGATAATCCAAGAGAGAACAATTCAAGCCAACAGTCCAGAGGATGCAATCAAGAAGATGGATATATGGCCAGATCTAATTATTAAAATTGAGAAAGATGAACTTAAAACAAGCAATTGAAATTTTAAAAACGCACAACCAATGGAGAAGAGGTGCGTTGATTGAGCAAGCAAGTCCAAAAGAGTTAGGCATTGCCATTGATATCATTGTTAATATCTTTGAAGACAAATCAAAGTTACCAAAATACAAGGTATGGCTTGAGGATTCAGTTGAGGAGTTAGGTGGATTCTGGTGGCATTGCTATCTTGATAGTAATGGTTGTTTGCAAGACTTTGATTATCCAGAGGAGAATCCAGATACTCTTGAATGGTATATTGAGAATGGTTATAAGGTGGAGAAAAATACTGATTGGATTGATGAGGCTTGGAAAGATAGTAAGGATTCAGAAGATTTAACAGGAGCAATAGAGAGATACCATGAATATCAACGAAATAATAAGAGATAGATTTCCCAATGAGAAGACTCAGACAATAGCTGATGATCTTGGATTGACTTACTATCAAGTGGTTTATAGAGCTTATTCAATGAAACTTAGAAAGTCCGAGGAATTCAAGATGTCCAATCAATCTGGAAGACATAATTTAATTGAAGGAGGCAAGAAGAATAGATTTACCAAAGGACATAAGCCAGCGAATAAAGGGAAGAAAATGCCGGATGAGATTTATGAGAAGGTAAAACATTCCATGTTTAAAAAAGGCAACAAGCCTCATAACTGGAAGCCAGATGGATCTATTGTTGAAAGGATTGATACACCAACACAGACCAAGTATCTCTATTATAAGATCAAAGATTCTCACTGGATTTTATATCATCACAAGATATGGCAAGATGCTCATGGTCCCATTCCAGATAAGCATATCATCAGATTCAAAGATGGCAATCAATTGAATTGTGACCTATCAAATCTTGAACTTATCTCAATGGCAGAGAATGCCAATAGGAATTCAATCAGAAGGTTTCCAGAGGAACTGCAAAAAGTAATTATTTTAAAAGCAAAACTTAAAAAGAAAATCAATGGCAAGAAACAAAATCAATGATCTACGCGATCACTTATTCGCAGCATTAGAGAGGTTAGACAATGATGAATTAACAGCTGAAGAACTACAAAAAGAACTGGACAAGGCTGAAGCTGTTGCTCAGATAGGCAATGTAATTATCAGCAGTGCTAAGATTGAGGTTGACTTTATGAAAGCAACTGGAATGATCAAGACAAATAGTGATTTATTTAAAGGAGTTCAAGATGAGTCAAGACAATTGTACAGTGGTGGAGAAGGTTAAGGAACTAATCCAAAAAGATAACCTAATGTCAAAGAATAGATCAAGAGGAATGATTTATAAGCGAGCTTATTTATATCACATTCTCAGGATCGAAGGATTAACACTTACTGATAGTGGCAAATTATTCAACCGAGATCATGCAACAGTGATTAATGCTCTAAAGACTCATGATAATTATTATAAAAAAGACAAGATCTATGATAAGATAGTTGAGGAATATGAGCAAATCTTTTACCCTGTTGTTAAGGTTGAGATTGAAATACCACAAGATTCCATCTTTGAGGACATAATTAATTGCCATAACAGCACGTCATTAAAGATGATAAAGGATAAAATTATGGCTGGAGGATATGGTTCTGTAAACTTGTAAAGTTTTGAAGACCTTTGAAAATATGAAACTTTACGGGTTAATTAACTATAAATCAATAACTTGAAGACTTGTAAAGTTTTTTTACCCCTATACGCTCTATGAACAAACATAAAAACAAAATTTTTTTTTGTCCGAAAAAAACTTTCGAACTTTACAAAGTGGTGTTAACTATCTGTCAATCAATTATTTACATCCGAAAGTTTCCGTAAAGTTTCAGAATTTAAAACTTTCTAACTTTCGCATTAAAAAAGTTATTAAATTTGTGGAGGGGTTTGCGGTTAGCTGCCCAGTAAAAGGTTACTTGCGTCCTTTCCCCCTCTTTTTTAAAACGCAAGAAAAAAAACGCAAATATGAAACTATCAGAACATGCTCATGATTTATTAATGGAAGGGCTTCAGCCATTACCATTAAAGGACAATAAGGCTCCAATGCTGGAGAAAGGTCATAACTATCTATATGAATCTATTAAAGAGGAAGATATTGATAAGTTATTCACTAATGCTCAAAAGATAGGCATTGCTTGTGGTAAGGTATCATCAGGATTTTACTGCCTTGACTTTGACAAGCATAATGGAGAGCCAATCAAGGATATCTATGAGAGCTTTATTTCACTGCCATATATCTTTGGATTAATCCTGGAAGGAAAGTTATCAATTTACTCAACTGCTGGAGGGGGTTATCATATCTATTTCATATATAATGATGAGGTACTTTCAGGGGAAGTATATGCTTACTGGGAGACTAAGTCAGTGATGATTGAGATTAGAGGTAATGGTCAATATGCTGCTTGCTGGCCAAGTCAAGGATATACTCATATCAATGGTTGTGAATATATGAAGCTTGAGCCATTGGAATCAGTTGATGAACTCAATGCTATAAAAGATTTTGCTCATTCCTTCAATAAGTACAAGGAGATAGTGTCTAAGTCAAGGACAATTGATTCCAATAAGAAATGGGCAGATACTTGGAAAGATACAACTCCAGATGGGAAGTTCAATATTGAGCATCAACAAGAAGCCAAGGAATTGCTCTCAAAGGCTGGATGGCAATATTGTGAGAATAGAGGATCTGTTGAATATTGGACGAGACCGAATAAGGATATTAAGGAAGGGTTTTCAGCTACCTTTGGACACTTTCCTGGAATGTTCTATATATTCTCAGAGGATTTAAACTGCCAACCTTTTAAAGCTAAGCAAGCATATTCACCATTCAATATTCTAACTGAGCTCAAATATGATGGAGATTGGAAGAGAGCAAAGGACGAACTCAGAAAGAGATTCAACATGGTTGATAATGAGGAATTCTGGAGCAAGAATGAGAAAGGTAACTATTCACTAAATAATAAAAGATTTAAAGATTTTTTAGAGTCTAATGATTTTTTTAAGAACTCCCCAAATGAGGGGAGCACATTCGACTTTATCCAGAAGCAAGGCATTTTCATGAAGATAGTCTATGAGAAAGACATCAAGGACTTTGTGATTGAATGGATTGAGCAGAATCAATGTGATGAGGGAGTATTCAATCTAATGACTGGCAACTTAAAGTTCTTTAAAAGAGACTATCTAAGCTTGTTGAAATCCAAATCAATTGAGGTATTAAAAGATACCAAGGATGAATGCTATCTATTTTACAGGAATTGCATTGTCAAGATAACTAAGGACAACAGAGAGATACTGAGTTATTCAGATGTCAATGTTGGTATATGGAGAGACCAGGTGATTAATAGAGATTACTACCCAACAGATCACCACAAGTCAGAATATAGGACATTTATCTGGAAGATTGCTGGAGAGAATAGAGATAAGTATAAGTCATTTCAGACAGTGATTGGCTATCTACTGCATTCATTTAAGACCAACAGCAATAACAAGGCAATCATTTTTAATGATGAGGTTATATCTGAAAATCCAAATGGTAGATCAGGTAAGGGTATATTCTGGAATGCCTTGAAACAACTTAGGAAAGTACAGTCATTGGATGGCAAGACCTTTGATTTCAATAAATCATTTCCTTATCAAAGTGTTGCAACTGATTGTCAGGTACTTGTGTTTGATGACGTTAAGAAGTCATTCAACTTTGAGAATCTTTTCAGTGTAATTACTGAAGGAATCAGTATTGAATACAAAGGAAAGGATAGTATTAAGCTGGATGTCACTGAATCACCAAAGATAATTATCACAACTAACTACACCATTCAAGGTGATAGTGCATCATTCAATGCAAGAAAGTATGAGGTTGAGATGAGTTCTTATTTCAATGATAACTATACTCCAATTATGGAATTTGGTCATGAGTTATTTAATGAATGGAATAGTGATGAATGGGCTGCCTTTGATAATTACATGATGAATTGCATCAGCATATATCTTGAGAATGGATTGATTGATATGCCATTAAAAAATCTTGATTACAGAAAGTTACTGGATAAGATAGGAAGCGAGATGAACATATTCTTTGGAGGACTTTTAAAGAATGAACATCTTCATATTAAAGCGACTTATGATAATTTACTTGATAGCTTTCCAGAGCTAAGAAAAAAGAATGTATCTCAGACTTTGATGACTCGTAATTTGAATAAATATTGTCAATTTCATGATCTTGAATTTGAGACTGCTTATTCTGGAGGAGTTGGAAAGATGATGATTAAAGATAATAAACAAGAAAAACAAGAGCCAAATGATATTTGGCAGGATATTAATAAAAACGAAGAAACACCTTTTTAATTATGGAAACATATCATTTGCATCATGAAACTTGGAAAGATTTTCATGATAATATTAAGACTTATGATGATTGGAAAAAAGAATGGATTGTAATGAATTGTGATCCGTTTAGAGATCATTTTTATGAATATGTTTATAAAATGAGTGAGTCTAATAGAATATTACTTTATGAACAATGTCAATCTTGTGGAATAAGGAAATCAACAAGCACATTAAAACATGAAACTGTACCTAATTTAAAATATAAAATTCAAACAAATCAAATAAAAAAATTTAGTCAAGAATTAGAAGATAAAGGGCCAACCAGAGAAAGATATTATAATGAATATTACAATGTAGAAAGAGATAAATTTAACAAGAAAAAACAACAAGAATATCAACAAAAACAAGAACAGTATAGAATACAATCTGAAGAAAAAAGTATATTATGGTGGAAAGGACATAATGAATATTTACAAACATCACAATGGAAAAATATCAGACAAAAAGTTTTAAAAAGAGATAATTTTTTATGTCAAGGTTGTCTTGAAAATAGAGCTACGGAGGTTCATCATTTGACTTATGCTCATCATAAAAATGAATTGATGTTTGAGTTAATTTCAGTTTGTTATGATTGTCATCACAATAAAATACATAAAAAATGAACAAAGCTAACAAAGAAAAACTCAAAGCTCTGGAGCTGGAATCATTGAAAAAGAAATATCCATCCATGGATGAGAGATTCATTCCTTTAACTGATTGGAAAGATACATCAGCCAATGGCCTAACAAAGTGCATAATATTCTGGATCAATGCCAATGGTGGACAAGCTGAGAGGATTAGCAACCAAGGGCAATACAGGGAAGGTAAGAAGATTCCAGTTGGTGATTCATTCAAGCAACTTGCTGGTAAGTGGACACCAGGACAAGGTACCAAAGGAACTGCTGATATCTCGGCCACCATTAAAGGAAGGTCAGTTAAGATTGAGGTTAAGTATGGAAAAGATGCTCAGTCAGATGCTCAGAAACAATATCAAGCAATGATTCAAAAGGCTGGAGGAATATATTTTATTGCAAAAACTTTTGATGAATTTGTATTGTGGTATGAACATTTTATATTACATTTGTAAAACCTAAAACAAACAGATATGGAAAAGAAAGCGTTTAACCGGTCACTGTGGTCAAAGCTCCACATGGCCAAGATGAACATTGGAAAGGTTGCTAAGAATGCAACGAATCCACATTTTAAAAAGACTTATGCTGATATCAATGCATTGCTTGAGACAGTTGAGCCAATACTCCATGAGAATGGCTTGGTCCTATTGCAACCAGTGAAGGATCATATCGTATTTACTCAGATTGTTGATGTTGATTCTGGTGATATGGTTGAGTCCTGGATGCAGTTGCCAGATATCACTGATCCTCAGAAGTTGCTTGGTGCAATCACTTACTTTCGCAGAGGTACATTGCAGTCACTATTAGCATTGCAATCAGTGGATGATGATGGTAATTCAGCAACAACAAGTGTGAAGGCTGCTAATCCATCGCTGTCAGAGGAGCAATTCAAGAAAGCTCTTGATGCTATTGCTAAAGGAAAGTATACAGTTGAGCAGCTCAAGGCAAGTTATTCACTAACAAAAGAACAGGAGGCTAAGCTATGAAATGGAGACCATCATCATTAGGCAAACTTATGATACAGCCTAAGAGCAAGTCAGAGGTATTATCTGAGACTGCGAAGACTTATATTAAGACAAAGGCAAAAGAGGATTACTTTGGTTATTCTACCAACATTCAGACTAAGCCAATGCTTAAGGGTACTGACTGGGAGGAGGAATCAATTGCTCTTGTTAATCAAGTGAGAGGTACGTTCTATGTTAAAAATAAAGAAAGATTTGAGAATGAATTCATAACTGGAGAGCCTGATATTATTCTTGATGATTCAATCATTGATATCAAGACATCTTGGTCTCTTGAGACTTTTCCAGCAACACCAGAGGAAGGAGCAAATAAAGAGTACATGTGGCAGTTGATGGGGTATTGTTGGTTAATGAATAAGACACAAGCTGAGTTAATCTATTGCATGATTGATACTGATGATGTCTTGCTTAGTGACTGGGACAACAGATTCATTCACAAGGTGAGTCACATTGATCCAGTGAAGAGAATCACTTGTTTGAAGTATGCAATGGTACCTGAATACATTGACCAGATGAAAGAGAAGCTCATTGCAGCAACTGAGTATTATAATGAGTATATGAATGAATTAAATAATAAGTAAAATGGATAAGATGAATAAAAAAGAATTCTATCAGCAAGCTATGTTAATGGCATTGAATGCATTGATATCCGCAAATGGAAATAAATATGAAGATGAGTATGTTCAACCTTATGGAACTGTGGCAACAATGGCACATGAATATGCCAAAGCATTAGCAGATAAGACTTTTATTGAACTAAGTAAAATGTAATATTAGGCTCTGGTAAGCTGTAACAACACCCCCCTATTCAAATCAAAAACCTGGGAAGTAATTGCATAATACGGGTAGGGGGTTATTTTAAACAAGTAAATTAAATAAGATGAGTAATTTAACATTAAAAGGCAAACTGATTGTAAAATCAGAGCCAAGACAAATCTCTGAGAAGTTCAGAGTAATGGATTTCGTAATTGAGACACAAGACGAGAAATACCCTCAATCAATCCAGTTCCAGATTCTTAATGATAGAATCGCTGAGATGGACAAGTATTCAATTGGTGAAGAGCTTGAGGTATCATTTGATGTAAGAGGTAGAGAGTATTCTGGCAAGTATTACAACAGTCTGAATGCTTATAAAATTGAATCAAGTTTATTCTGATGCTTAAGTATTTCCTTTGGTTTTTAATCCTGTCCCTGATTGTTTCGGGGATAGGTTTATTTTATTACACTATTTATATGTATTTCAGTACAATAGGATTAGTTGTATTCATATTACTGGCCACATTCTGGCTGGTTGTAATTACAAGAAAATGAAGACATTAAACATTTACCTTAATATTGATGAGACAATCAAGGACTTTATGCTAAGAGAAACTAAGTCAAGAGTCAGTAATAGATATAAGCAGATTCACATTGCTGAAGATATGGGAGTAAATACAACTCAACTCTGGAGATTCATGAAAGGTGATAAGGTTTCTGAAGACTTTTACATTAAATGGTTTAATTGGTATCTTAAAAATCAATAAATTTACATGTGCAATTCTGGAAGACTGAAGCTTACATCATCGCAAACAAGATCACTGGAGGCAATCCAATATCAAAGGACTTGGTCAGCCATGTCTATCTCTTGGTATATGAACTCAGTATCCAGTCAGAAGACTTACCAAGAGTCTTTGCAAGATACGCATACAATCAATACAACTGGAGAGACTCATCATTCAATAAGCTTTTTAAGTCACATGAAGAGCTTCCAGAACTCAACCTTAAATCTGAAGATGAATACGAAGTCTCAGAGGCTCAGAAACTATTGGATGACTATCTTCACCAATCTCCTTCAGACGATCAGAAGCTGTTCACTATGGAGATTACCAAGATGCATCTGATGGGAATGACTTACAGAGAGATAAGAAATGAGACAGGAATAAGCCTTGATACTATTCACTTAGCCATTAAACAATTCAAACATGATCTATCTGATTATAATATTACTTCCAATAGGATTTGCGAGAGCTCTCCAGAGCTTCAATCTTCCAGAGATTAAACCATTCTCATGTCAGAGCTGTCTATCATTCTGGGTTGCTGTGATTGCTTCCTCGATCATTGACTGGCATCTGATTGGCTTGGCATTCATAACTTATCTATTATCTGACTTAATATTGATCTATGAAAGTAAGTAACGAACTACTCCAACAAGTTGAGAGATACAGCAAGATAAAATCATTCAGTCTCAATGCTGGCATGAAAAAAGAACTAAGCGATTGGTACAAGGCAATGGGATTTGGTAAGCTTAATGTTGGATGCTCCACTTGTATTCGCAATGCAATGGGTAAGCTGCTCAAGTCAATCAATGATGGTGAGCATCTCCAGCCTCGTATTCACTTTATAGGGATTAAACAATGATTATAACTGCACCAATACCGGTATTTGGTCGCTTTCCTCTTGTTAGACTAACTATCTCAAGACTTAAGCGGCAAGGAGTCATTCCGATTATTTTAGGTCATGAGAACGAAGCTAATGAGATAGCTAAGGAATTTGATTGTGAATTTATCTCAATCAGCAATGATCCTCTTGGCACCAAATGGAATGCTGGCTTCCAAGCATCAAAGAATTATAATCCTGATGCAGTGATCTTCATGGGTTCATCTGACTGGTGTAGTGATGGGTATCTTGCAAGATGTAAGGAGCACACTAAAGACTTTGGAATGATTGGCCAGTTAGGTTGCCATTTCGTTGATGTTGCTGATAGTATCAGGTTAGTGCATTGGAAAGGTTATAAGGATCCAATTAGACAGAATGAGCCAATAGGTATTGGTCGCTTTCTTAATAGGCAATTCCTTGAAAAGATAAACTGGACTCCATTTGATCCAAGACTTAACTCTGGACTTGATTGGTCAATGTGGCTCAAGGCTATGAAAACAAATCAAGAGATTGGAATCCTTGAATGTGATAAGTCAGTGCAGCTGCTATCAATCTCTACGAATAAATGGAATAACAAGCATAAGTTCAAAGATCATTGGGATGGCTCATTGAGGTCTGAGAGATGTTCACCTGGATTGCTTGATAAAGAATTTAACGAACTTAAAAAACTACTCTAATGCAAGCACATATATCAGAATCACTGGCTGGACTTGATCAAGGGTTGATACAGAAATATAAGCTCACTCCTTATGAAGTATGTACATGGGAGGCAGTCTTCATGGGCATGTACAGGGAAGAGGATCTTGCAATGCTTGCAACCCACATGGGAGGCAGCACAATTGTTTGGTTCGGATCTGATGCTAAGGATCTCCCAGAGGATTGGGTTAAGT